GTGGAGTCAATCGCAAAATTGATTTGTGATAATCCTTTACTTCAATCAAAGATACAAGAAGAGGCTGAACAACTCAACTTTTTAGAGAAGACTACGAGGTTGCCATTATGATCGGTGTTCTTTGGACAGAAATTGACAAGGTGAAACGATGACGCCGTTTGACGCGTATCGAATGTTTACTGCTGTCAAGTTGCATTTCAATACTGACAGTTATGATTTCTTCAAATATCAAGGCAAAGTTCGTGTTGATGAAACGAAGTTTGAAACGCGTAAGGACAAGTATCATTATTACAAACTGACGAAACGTGTTGATCCGTTGTTACTCACGGTTGTCAATGTGTTTCACAATTCGAATATTTGGATCGGTGATTTGTTCACCGTTGAGAATGAGAAGAGATATCGCGATCGAAAGTCTGTGATGCAGTCTATTGACTATACTGTAAAGACTGAGATCTCGAAATACGATTCTTTAGATGATGCGTTGAATGTGAAGAATGGTGATTATCCGAAACTGTTGAATGATTATAGACAGGAAGAGGTATCACTTGAAACGTTGATTCTGGTGAATCGTATAAATAATGGAAAGGTATTCGACTATTGGTCAGATTCAATTAGTGACCCAGTCGTTTGGCCTGACCTATGTCACCGTCTTTTGAAGTATGAACCATTTCTTGGAGATGACATACTAAAGAAAGAAAGATGGTTGACATTATTCGACTGACCGTGTATAATGGTCATAACATTATGGATAATGTGGATAAGCTGAAATACAACAATACTCTGAAATACGAAAATACACTGGAGAAAATATATGAGTAATGCATTTGAACAAATGAAAAAATCGCGTTCCGCGCAATTTGATAAACTGGCGAAAGCCGCTGAACAAGTTTCTAACAACGCAAAACCGTCTGGAGATGATCGTTTCTGGAAACCAACGGTTGATTCTGCAGGTAACGGTTCTGCTGTGATTCGTTTTCTGCCGCCGCCTGAAGGTGAAGATGTTCCATTCGTTCGTTATTGGGATCACGGTTTCCAAGGTCCAGGCGGTTGGTATATTGAAAAGTCATTGACCACTCTTGGTCAGGATGATCCCGTCTCTGAGTATAACAGCAAACTCTGGAACTCAGGTGTTGAGTCTGATAAAGATGTCGCACGCAAACAGAAACGCCGTTTGCACTACATCTCAAACATCTATGTCATCAAAGATCCAGGCAATCCGTCAAATGAAGGCAAAGTATTCTTGTATGAATACGGTAAGAAAATCTTTGATAAGATCAATGATATTATGCACCCTGAGTTTGAAGATGAAGATGCAGTGAATCCATTTGATCTATGGGCAGGCGCAAACTTCCGTCTTCGCATTCGTCAGGTCGAAGGTTATCGTAACTATGATAAGTCTGACTTTGACTCACCTTCGGCACTGTTCGATGATGACGAACAACTTGAGAAAGTCTGGCAGTCACAATATGGATTGGCCGAACTGGTTGATCCGAAGAACTTCAAGTCCTACAGCGAACTTGAAGCACGACTGGCTCGTGTCCTTGGTCACAATCCAACTGTTCAACCTGCTGCTCAGGAAGAACTACAAGAGGAGACACCTTGGACTCCACCGAGTCAGGAACCCACCACTGGTGCGTCTGACACCACATCGTCATCCGACAGCACATTTGATGATGACGATGAGTCGCTGGAATTCTTCCAGAAACTCGCAAACGAATAATTGCAATGATTGTTCGGAAGAGACCCGCTTCGGCGGGTCTTTTTTTATGTTACGTATTGAAGATTGATAAATGAGTCAGTCGTACTTGATGAAGGAGCGGGGTTTGCTGCAGATGATTTTGACATATTGAGAGAACCACCACCTTGACCCATTGTCTGGGTTGGCATAACAACAGGCACAATAGATGTTTGTGGGTTTGTTGGTGATGTTCTAATTTCAGGCGCATTGATAAATATATCGTCATCAACAGTTCCAGTAATTTCTGAATCCGTCACCAATCGATTTGATCTTGCTTGTCGATCCATAAGTCTTTGATATCGTTCTCTTTGATCTGTTGCAGTTTCTAACAACCTAACCCTTTGAGCGTCAGGTATCAATGCATTTTCTATTTCTTCAACCGACATCACGGTCCGTGTGCCATCCTCTAAAACAACTGGTACTGCATCACCTCTTCGAATCATTTCAAAGAACTCTGGTGAGGTCGCTTCAAGAATTTTGGGGTTAGTAGAAATCTGTCCAAAAAATCTACCAACCTGTTCTGGTTGTAAGTTGGGATTCGCAAGCATTGAATTTTTCATACTATCGATTACGACCGCCAGTTCTTCTCTCGATAAATTATCTGAAAGAAAATTCTCAAAACTGTCTTCGCCTAAATCTTTTTCAACCTGTCTTTTGACATCATAATATTCATCAGGTGATTTGACTCTTGTAAGTGCAGTCAAAATGCCTTGTTCATCCACACCAAACATAGACATTGTAGACTTTCGTCTTATCTCATTACCTGATTCATCTGTGATTCTTCTTTGTTCTGTTGACCTGACAATCATCTCAGCGGGTGTCATATCAGGTGAATATCCTTGACGAATTAATTCTTCATCTGAATATGATGTCATCTGAGTCATTTCTCTCCAGACACGTGATAACAGCGAATCGTTTCCAAGAATGTATTGATAGAGTGCATCAACAATCATTTCAACTGCACCTGATTGTCTCAAGAATTTTATTCCTGACTTATAACCAACATAAGCACCAATGCCCAATCCACCAAGACCAGCGATTGCCGCTCCCTTTGGTCCCGCTATCATCCCTATTGTTCCACCAGTTTTTCCGCCCAATAGTCCACCGATATACGCACCTAGAAAACCACCACCCAAATCTGTTACTAATATTGTCAGTTGTTTCTTGATTTGTTCTTCTGCTTCTTCTTCAGTTAGTTCGTTGGCGGAGAGTCTATCAAAAATTGCAATGATTGAATTGAAAATTAGAATAGAAGACGCGATTCCCACAAAGGTTCCAATGTAAGGTAGTTTTTTCAATTTACCAAGAATTGATTTCATTTTGCGAACTTTTTGTTTATGTTTCGCTACATTTTTTCTTTTGAGACTGTGTTTTGGTTGAGTTCTTGCATCAAGTGATTGTCTTCTTAGAAATCGACTACCATCCCTGAGTGATCTTGTTGCAGCTGCAGTTCCCAAAATACCTGCACCTGCGGTATCTCCCGCATCGAGACTATCTTCGGTTCCTCCGCTCGCTTCTGCTAAATCAGAAAGAAAACCCAAGGTCAATAAACCAGTAGGCACAGCAAAAGTTTTAAGTGCGGTAACTAAAGTATCTTTGATTCCGGTTGCATAATCTTTTGTTTTGGTAAATACCTTATCGTAAATTTCGTTTCTCTTTTTTTCGAATTTACCAATACCTTTCAACTCAACTTCTCTTTCATCTTCTTCTCTCTTTTCCTGCAAATCATCATATCGAATTTCATCGACAGATTCTTTTATCTTATCACTCATTACCATTGATGCTGATCTCAGTTTCATTAAGAGAGATGTTTGAAGGTGAACCTTCTTCTCAACTGCGGAGAGACGTTTCTTGATACCATTGATATTCTCAATGATATCTGTCATTATTGGGGAATATTTTTTACTAACGGTAATTTCAGGTAATCTCTGACCAATTGCTCTGATTGGTCTTACGTCTTGAGTTGTTTCTTCTACGTATTTTGAAAACTGTATTGTCGATGCAAGTGCTTTGTTTATACCATCACTCGATTTTTCAGATCTGGGTGTTACCTCTGGACGATCAACGTTAGTCTCTTTAATTGCATCTTCAGTTTCTTTTTCATCTCTATCGTTATTACTCATCAATGATGGTAATGACGCTAAGAATCCACCACCTAAGATTGTTTTTGATTTTGATGCAACTGATCCTATTAGTCTTTTAGAAGAGACCAATAATCCCCTGCCAGCGCCTATTCCTAGAATTGCTAGTAATCTTCCAATCATTGTTGACTATTCTCTTGTTTTACTTTTTCTGCAAGCATATCCACATAGAGGTTTCTTTCGAACGGAATCATACCTTCAACTTCTGAAACACTAAATTTGTGATACTGAGTTATATCGAATATTAGTTTATAATATTCAAGCAGTGTCATATAACTCAGTCCAAGGTAAAAAAATCATTTAACGTCCTAAAGGCAACTTTCTTTTCTTCGCCTTTGTTGTTTTTATATGTCGCAACGTGTTCGATGTATGGGGCTGTTTCGAAGAATTCTTCCATTTTTGAATATGCATCAACAGGCAAAGAATCAATAAACTTGAGTTTTTCCTCTTCTGTCTCTTTTTCCCAAAGATAAGTTTTTTCTTTATCAAACACACACTCGATGCAATGAAAGACCATTTGATTCATCACATCGTTGATCGTTTCAAGTTCAGAGAGAGAATCACTGATACTTGCTGATGGGTATTTCATCTTTACGCCGTGCGTTTCATCAATTTGAATGATTCCGTCGTGTCTTTCTTTTGGGAATTGAACTTCGACTTCATCTAAGTTGACTTCAATCTCATACGTTTCACCATCGTCTTCGTCACGGATTTGAAATTTTATCATATTGTCAACTGATTTCGATCTAAGTTGAATGAAGATATATTCCATATCAGTTAAAGGAACATCATTCACATCAAAACCTTCTTCATTGACACAGTTGTTGATGATTTGTTTTATAGCACGATAGATATCTGATTTATCACCTGACTCTCTCGCCATTAAAAGTATCTTTTCTTCTTTTACAAGAAATGGTCTATATGAAAGTTTTTTACCAGTTGAGGGTTGTGTCAAATCAAAAGTTGGTGTTGCAATCTTAGGTAAAGCCATAATTTACTCCGTTAATCTAAATTTCTATAGAATTACGAAAACCTAGTTTCGAAACTGTGTAGTTGCGGAAACGATAGTTAACGCTAAGTTTGACCAATTCACCGGTTGCATCCCAACCCAACTGAATTTGGTCATAAGACAGGGGAAATGCGTCATTCAAATCATATCTTCTGACAAGTTTGTTTTGTAAATCATAAATATTTATGGTCATATTTCTCGTATACTCACTTAAATAATTTGCTGAAAACTTATCCTGACCATCTAAGTTTACGATCGAATCTGCCCAGTCATAAAATCTTTGAAGAATATCACCATCAGCATCAACCGAGTGAACGCAGTTGATTTCTTGAATGTTTGTTGAGTGAGGTATGGTTAACATCAAACCACTTCCATAGGGTTTGTAATTGTCGAAAGACATAAACGATGTGCCAGGTAAAGTAACTTCTTCAGTTCTCAGTTCTATCTCGCGTCCGCCCCCAACTGGTGGTTCTACAATCACATTATACGTGTATGGTCGCATCCAGTCACGGACACGACTTTTGAAATTTGATACAGCAAATGTCATTTAATTACTTCCTCGTATAATTTTTCTTGATTCTTGCCAGATTGCGTTTGTGCCTTTCTTACTGAATCTTTGTGTTGGTAACATCAACGCAATGTCCCACTCTTCAGCAGGTATATACAACAGTCTTGAACGAACGTGACCATTGAGATAATGTTTGAAACAAGGTTTGAAGTAGTTGAATCGAGACGCGCCTTTCAAAAGATTGTAAGACAGTTGCAACTTCTCCGAATCCCTCGCACCATCTTTTCTACTGACTGAATACAACGCGTCCATTAATCGGCGCGATACGTTGGTGGCAAATAATGAAGATTGATACCGTGAAATCCACCAGGCATTTTATCAACAACAAAGATCATTGGAAAACGGTCATAGTAAGGTAACGTCTTCTTTGTTTTGGGGTCATATGAAAACATATACATTCGACCGATGTCAGCTGAACGTATATTACTAAAGGTCCGTTCTCCTTGACTTACCAATTGTTTTGTATTCACATTCGAAACAGAACTTGCGCGATCTCGAAACCAGTCACGCGCTTCGGTAGAACCGGGTTTGAGTCCTTCTGCTCTACCTTCTTTTGACAGTTTTTGAAAAATGTATGTTGCCATTAATACTTGATTCCAAGTTCTTTTTCGGTTGCTATCATAAACTTCCATCCACGATCAGCACAATATTCTTGTGCTGCTTTCCATTTAGCAGTATTTATGCCCCACGTCTTGACCTCATATAAATAACCTTTGGTTAATTTCTTTTGAGGTTTTGGTTCCTGTGTCTCTTTGAAAGGTTTGACTTCAACAACAGTCACACCTTTTTTGCCGTTTCGATCAATCTTTTCTACCCAAAAGTCAGGAAAGTAACGATGCACTTTACCATCAATCGGCGATCGATATGGAATCACAATCTCTTCACTTGACCACCGAACAACGTCTTTATGTTCATCAAGAAACTGCATAAAACGAAGTTCCCACGATGAACGATAGACAATGTTGGTGAAATCGCCACGATATTTTTTTGGATTACGAGGTTTGAAAATACCTTTCATACTGATATAAATAATAACAACGCCTCATATATTTATAAGGATCTCAGATGGCACGCAGTAAAAATTCACTAACCGATGTCAGCCCAGGCGCTGGTCAATTCAAAAGATCATATTCTATTTCAGAAAAAACAATTATTGACGGATTGGGTAATAGTGACAATCGACTTCGAAAAAATTCATACACCAATCTGAATGCACAGAATAGATCAAACCTTGATGTTGGTATTGGTATCATTGAGTCTCTTGAAAAAAACGGTCATACATCTGCTACTCAAAGGTTCGTTGCAAGTACCGCAGTTAGTCGAGCGACATCCACAAATGGTTCACTGGTAAAAAATATGCCTCGGAGGTATGTTAAAAAATGAGCGTACCGGCAAGTCTCAAAAGAAACAGCAATCCCGCTGAAAAGATTCCTCGGTCAAAAGAAATTAGTATTTGTGAGGCAATTTCTTTTCCTGATGATTTAATATATAATGCAAAAGTTTATTTTTTCATTGAATTCTTAAAACTTGCTGATGATTTTGTGGATAGAGCTGTCGGTGTCAATCAAATAATTGATCCGACTTTAACGATAAGTCTTCCCTTTCCAGAAGATGTATCACAACAATTCAACTATTCTTTTAGTCCGGCTGATTTATCATTTTATAGAATGGCTTATGATGAGGTTGAAGATTTTAGAAGTGCGTTAGGGAGTGATCAATCCGGAGATACCATTAGAAATAAACTTCTAGAAGAGGCTAAACGGGCTTTAGGCTCCGGTGGTGATGCTAGTGAATATTTA